ATATGAAAAGATCTCTTGTAAGAGTTGCGACACCTGAAAGCGCACAAAAAATCTTATTTCGATTACTTAAAGACGGCAAAATCACCGTTGAAGATATTGATAAAGAGTCGCCAAGTTCGGCCCTTTTAAGAGAAACAGCAGCGAAATATTACCCAGAAATAAAACTAAAACCTTACGTTAATTTATTACGTCATGATGTCATCGTTCAATCCAACGGCATACAAAAAGCTAAGGGAATCAAAAAGGTTGCCGCCAGATCCAAACCTGATTTTTAGAGAGAGTGATCATAAATATTTTGACAAGATCAGTAAAAGGATTTTTCCGCTTTCAGTTACTGAGGTCATCAATCTCAAAAGAAACAATTTCGTTAATAAGAATATGGAGGACGGCGCAAAACGCGGTACGCATATACATGCATGTTTAGAACGCTTTCTTAATACAGGTCACGCAGGAACACAAAGCCCCTATGAAGAATGGACAAGTAAATTAATTGAATATAGGTATTGGTCAAAGGTTATACCGATTGCGGTAGAGCTGGAATTATGCGACAGAAAGCATTGGATCGCCGGAAAGCTTGACGCGCTTGTTGTACATAAAGAGACAAACAAAATTATCTTGGTTGATTTAAAAACAAGGAAAGCAAAGAAAGACGAGAAGACAGGAAAGGTAACTTTCAGCAAAGAGTCATCAGCAAAATTGCATAAGCAATTCGGGGGCTATTTAGACCTGCTTTATCAGAACTACAAACATTTATGGGTTGATGAATGTATGGTTATTTATTCGCATCAATACGGCGTAGATACAGATACTTTTAGCGATCTAGAGGAATACAGAGGCTTGTACCAAAGCGCTAGATCAATCTATTTCCACCAACAAAACAAAATCTACGGGTTCTAAAATGAGCTATTACAACACAATTGAGGAAGTAGGTTCCGCGCTTACTGAATCGAATAAGAAAACAAGGAAACAAGAGGATCTTATTTTTGCTCTATTTGAAAAGAGGAATGAGCCATTAAGTCCGTCAATGGTATTAAGTCAGTCTGGTTTAAATTGTCCGATTACTTCGATCAGGCGGGCAATAACTGATTTAACTAATTCAGGCCGTATTGTTAAAACTGATCGTCAGGTAAAGGGTATGTATGGCAAAGCAGAACATTTATGGGAACTGCCAGATCTAAAGGAACCAAAACAAGTATCCTTATTTAATACGCATAAGCAGGCTTGACAAAGGGTTGACCCATGGCACTATCAAATTAATGAAACAAAAACAATGTACGAACTTACAAAAGCCATCTTCTTTTTGGCGATCTCTGCGCCTATTTTGTACGGGGTTAATTCTCTTACCAATAGCGTTAGCTCTTATCCTGATCCGTCGGTCTTTGCTGTTGATACAGTTGCTATTTCTACGCAGGCCTATGGTAAAGAAGCCTATCAGGACTATCAGGTTAGAAGCTATGGAAACTGAGGATTACAACGACGAGCAAAAAAAAACTCAAGAGTGGTTAAAGAATTTCGATGATCCTTTGACGTTAAGCAACGCCAGATATATCGCTGAATACAACTATCACCTGCCTAACAAGCAAAACAACGAAGAAAACAACCTTACCCAATACCCCGACGTTGATTACGATGATGCAATTCAGTAGCGAAGTCTTAAATAGCCCTGAACTTATCCTTGCTGAATTAGCAAAGGTTAAACGAGAAATCAGAACACTTACAGCCGCCGAGTCTGTCTTAAAAGATGAACTGGAAGAGCATCGAATTGATGGAAGGATCAAAGGTATTTTTGAATCGTTTGGAGTTATTGCAAAAAGGGTAAGAAAAGAAGGTAAGTGGAATTATTCAGAGCGCTTACAAAAATTAGAGGTAGATATGAAAACTGATCTAGACGAACAGAAAACAATAGAAAGGGAAGACGGCAAGGCAAGACAAAACGAACCTACTTTTTATTGGACAATTCGGAATAAATCAAAAGATGAATAGACAAGAAAAAATACAGGCAGCGGAGCGCAGGATTTCCGAATTAAAAAAGTTAATTAAGGAATGGAGGAAAGATGAAAATAATTAGCGTTGATGTTGTTGGTGTACCTGTCGCGCAGGGGAGTTTAAAACGTACTGCCTTTGGCGTTATTCATAGCAATGACAAACAGTTGAAAGCTTGGCGCCAAGACGTAATGCAAGAATTGATTTTAGCCAAGCCTAAAGATTGGGACATAGACGGGGCGTTTTCAGTTAGTTGTGAATTTCGCTTTATGCGGCCTAAATCCCACTATTCGACGAAAGGAAACGGGAAACTAAGGGCAGCAGCGCCAAAGTATAAAACGACTAAAACAGATGTTGATAAAAATTTAAGGGCAGTTTTTGACAGTATTGAGCAATCAGGATTAGCAAGAAATGATAGCCAAATTGTTCACGCTATTTGTAGTAAACGCTATTGCGAGCCGGGGGAAAGTCCGGGGGCATCTATCACGCTAAGTAGTCAACCTTAATACGCTTGCGTATAGGGTCTACCCCTGATATATTTATTAGGCCTTAAGTCACATATCGGGCGTGACTTCTCCGCGCTGGACAAGATAAGCGTCAGTCTTTCACCTGAAACTGCGAAACATGGTGAGCGCAGCCTTTACGGTCTGATCTGCGGCTAGTTAATTCAGCGGCCTTACCTCCTCAGTGAACCGACATACTCACAGAGGTCTTTTTTATGCGTATTTATTAAAAGTGTTACTAATTGCTAACGAGACGTAGTAAAGGGTCAACCCCTGATATATATTAAGGAGGTCAATTCGACCCGTGGAGACGCGGCTGATTAAATGACATTTGTCAAAGTTACCAATTCTGCTAGAGCAGGCAAGAACGGTAAGACGATTAAATGCCCAAAATGCTCCCATGTAGGCACTGTTTATCACTTCGCATGGTCTGGTCTTGGTTGCCAAGGCTGTAATGAAATGATCGACAAGCTTGATTGGCTTATGGAGGCTAAATAAATGACTTCTTCAAAAGTTTTGGACAAGATGCTTAAGCCTGAATTACTCAGGACAGCTAAAGGATTAGATAAGAGAGCTAACAATCAGGAAAAAGCAACAATGTTTTTGTTTTACGCCTTTGCGATTTCTCTTTCAGCCGCCTTTATCTTTTAACCACCGCGCCCCCTTCATGGGGGTTTTTTATTCCTTCGCTTTTATATCAATGGAAAATCAAGAGCCTGAAATCATTGAAGAAAAACTCACACCTGAAAACCTCGAAAAGATCAAAAAATTAATAGAAGAAAATGGAGTTGAATTTGACCTAAACACCTCAACAATAAAAATTACAGACGAAAGCAATTAACCAACGTCATTAACTAACCCTTCGCTTTTATATCAATGGAAAAATCACTAAAGACCGTTGTAATGCCTGACGGTTCATCAACTCAGATCATTTCTTCTAAGGCCTTTACTCACGCAGTCATTTTCTACAATCCTTTTTATGACGGATGGACTGTTAAGAGATGGGAAGAATCAAGACAATCAGCCGAGGACACCTACAACAAGCAGAAAGATAAAAAAATGAAAGAGTTGGGCGTTGATAAATACGATTTTGAAGAAGAAGTTAATTTTATGAATAAACATGAAAAAGAACTCTACGAAATAGTAGAAACTAATCTTTGTTTATTAGGTCGTTAACCAACGCTTTTATATCAATGAAGAACGCCAATTATTTTATTTATGATCCTTTTAATCTTGGATGGGGAGCAAAATGGGCGATTGATATGGAACTAAGAGATTATGAATGTAATAGACAAGACTTTACAGTTTTAATTTCTTCCCCAGATTATTTAATTAAAGACTTAGAAAAAAAGATGCATTGGAAAATAAAAGCATGGTCAGACCCTTATGAATTAAAAAATAAATAACCAACGTCGGGGAGCCTGAAAGTTGATTCGCTAAGAATCAGAATCGGTACGTCTTAGGACGGCACGTGATACAACACCCGTGAGGGAAACATAGGGAGCGTAATTGGCGTGATCCATCCCCCGACATTTAATTGTTACGATTTTGTTAATATGCTTCCATAGGGGTCAACCCTTTACTATGATAGAGAAGTAAACAAAGGGGAGACTCTTCCAAGATGAATTTTCCAAAAAACATGAACGAGGTTGGTCAGCAGCCTTGGTTTACTGGAGGCCACGGAATTACAACAGGATCAGACGGTAATTTCTATGGCAGAAATGGAGAACAAAAAGGGCATTTCACTGTTTTATTTATTGACCCAAGCTTTTTACCCGCTAATTGGGAATCACTAATTTCTGAAAATGTTGAAGGTATTAATTGGGACAATGGAGAAGCAGCAGCAGTCGGAACCACTTTTAGAAAAGCTCTGAAAGATTTAAAAACAAGGTTTTGGCCTCTATTACAAACTAACCACTAAGGGCCGCAAGGCTCTTTTTTTTGCCTGTTAATATTGTGGGCCAGCCAACCTTTCTCACTGGGTGATGGGGACGAACACTCCAACTGCTGACCCATACTCAAAATATCTGTATATTTGTAATACGCAAGCATAGTAAGTCTTATGCGTCGCTTATTGGATTGGTTAGGTTCAGGCTTTGTTTATAGATCCCCTACAAATAAAATTGAAAGTTGGCGACGTATGGCAATGTTTTTATCTTCTAGGCAATTAAGAGATTTAACAGGTTATTCGGCTCATTACTCTAAGGCGGTCATATTGAGTAGATATATCAATGAAGAAATGTCGCATCTTAAGTAGAATGAATTTGTTGTTTACCCCCTTAGCAAGTATTAGCATTTTGGTAAATGGATAGCTATTAAACCTCTTTAGCGCTTAGAGGACGTTAAGGGGGTTTTTTAGTGTCTACCTATTACGCCAATTCTTATTCCTTTGTGTCCCTTCAAGTGCTGCTACTTTCTGCTGTAATAGATCGACTTTTTTAAATAAAGCCCTTACGTCCTTATCTTTCCTGTTCACCACAATGCTAAGGGTAAATAAGAAAATAGAGACTACAGCACCAATACAGGCGGCTATTACTTCATTCATTTGTCACCTAGCAAATTATTCCATTTATCAGCAATTTCTTTTTCCTTGTTAACTCTATTTCTTATTTGTATTTCTACGCCTAAACCTGTAAACGTATTTGCGTGAGGGTGTGCCGGATTGTCTCGCCCATCTAAAAAATATAATTTCTCCATTAATTCAGTACGGGCTGCGTTCTCCCAGATGGACAAGGGTTGACTCATTTCTACAAGGCATTAGCTTGGTTATATTAATATGTCTGCGTAGCAAGTAAACGCCTATGACTGAACAAGTATTAAACAAGCCAGAGGAAAAAAAGAAAAATCCTTTCCAAAAATTCAAAGACGGCTTAGACGACACCACGACTACACTCATAAAAATTGTAGTTCTTGGGTGGTCCGGGGCGATCCTGACTTTAAACTACGTTTCCATCCCAGGAATACCTCAACAGAAAATAGATCCAACATTCATAGCTTCAGTGTTTACAGGGGTTTTGGCCTCCTTTAATATTTCAACTACCTCTAAAAAAGGCGATGGAACTTATAAAATAGATGAAGGGAAAAGTAAAACAATAGGAGGAACAAGTTATCAAACAATTAGAGTTGAAACACCAATTAAATTAGTTCCTCAAGAACCGAAAATAGATAAGATTTCTGGTAAAGAGATAGACCCACAATCAGGCCGCTTGATTCCATGAAACGACTATTAATCCCCTTTCTGCTTTTTGTTGCTAGCCCCTGTTATGCAAACTATAAGCACGAATTAAAAACAGTTGTTAGCGCTGATGTTGCTGGTAGCTATTCCCACGCAAAACGGATAGGAAGTTCATATTCATTTAGTTCTGAGGGCATAACCGCAAGCACTATTACAGGCCTCGTTGCACCCGCTTCAAGCAATAGCACCCATACAGGAGTCGCAGCCACTTTAGGTACTCAATCTTTTAGCCAAACGGCAGCAGGGGCCAGTACTTCCCTAACACAGTCATTTTTGCAAGGCGATGTTGTGCCTACTCAAACAGGGCTAGGCCTAACTCATGGGGCAACGACTACTTTATTAACTCTGGGGGACACTATCAGCTACAGCGGGGGCAATTCGAACGGGACGGCGGTCGGTCTTACTCAGGCGGGGGCTATCACACTAACTCCCGGGGGTTCAGGATCGACAGTTTCAGGAAGTATTTCTAGTACTATAGATATTCATTGATATGTATGAAATATTTATTATTTTTCTTTCTCTTAAATGTAATTAATACAGCCAAAACCCTAGCCGTCCCAGTGATTCCCAATTTCGGATCTGGTCAAACTAGCAGTGTTACAGAGGTAAAAAGTAGAACGGTAGAACGGATAGAAAGTTTTCATTTTAATACTGGTTATACATTCAATCAAAGTGGTTCAAATATTAAAGTCATAGGTAGCACCGTAACGCCTCAAACTGTTAATACTCAAACCCAAACAGTAAACGGAATATCTTCAACTTGGAAATCAATTGATCTAAATACTAAACCACAATATGAACAAGTCGTTGCTGGAGCTGGTACACAATACAATGAGAGTCTAATGGGGCCGGGATTAGCTGAACACGTTATTATTGACCGCACTATTGATACTGAAAGTATAACAAATTCAACGAGTATCTTTACTCAATGAAAAAGATATTACCAGCTTTAATTATTACTTTGTCTGGACAATTACCAGCATTAAGCGAAGGCGTATCAATGCAAAATAATCCAATATCTAATTCCAGTGGCGGAGTTAACGTCACAGCAGTTCAGAACGTTCCAAGTAGGCAATTTACAAATGTTTATAGTTTACAACAACTACAATGCCAGTCAGATACTTTTGTTATCCAGCCATTTATTACATCTAACATGAGTTTTCAGCGACCTCAGAGGGATGTGAGACTTGATCCAATATACGACGATAGAGATTTAACAGGTTTAATAACTACAGACGATAATGGTAATGATGTTAATGGGCCTGATGGGTTGCCAGATAATCCGGGTAAAGTTGTTGGTTATAAATCAGTTCAATTAAATCCACAGGATTCGTTCGCAGTATCGCCGGGAATTAGCCTGAGTTTCAATATTAATATGGATAGAAAGGCAGTTCGTAAGTGTAGACAAGGGGCAGCAAAAATTGTTGAATTATTAGATTTACAGGTAGCAGATAAACGGTTAAGCCTAGAGGTCGGGAGGCTTTCAAAATGCGGGGAATTATTAACAAAGGGTATAAGATTTAAAGAAACCAGTTCATTCGCTAAATTATGTGATGATGTAGAAGTAGTGAAATTTATTCCAAAAAATACCCTCCCTGACCATCAACACTCATTAGAGCCTATTTCTTCAGAAGTGAACGCCATAACAAATTAACTTTATTCTTTTCCCGTTGCGCTCTTATCTTTTCACCTCTTGATAACGGCTTTTCCTTTTTACCTAATTTCTTTTTAACTGCTTTAATTATTTTTTTCTGTAGGGGTTTAGTTCTTTTTTTTATTAGCTCAGTTAGAGGGGCCGCCATTAATGCGGATGTTGCCCCAAAT